GATACATTCTGAGTGTAAATAGAAATTTCGCCTAAATCTGTCTGAATTCCTGAGTTTGGTGGTTGCTCCACAAGCTCAATTATAGTGTGATTACCTTGAATAGTAGCTGAAGTTAGTGGAACGTGGTTCTTACTAAAATTATCATTAAGCTTGCTGAAGTTAATCTGAAATTCACGACCTGAATCGTCTAAGGTTTCCTGAGGATTTTGAGGAACATTCGCGTTATATCCAGGAGGTTGTGTGCTCATTGACCCACCGCAAAGTAATAAGCGTCTGCCTGCGAGCCATCAGCTTGAAGTCTTGTAAGAATATCAAACGAATTTCCTACAATGTTTGTGGCTGCTGCTACTGCAACGGATGTAGAATTAGTAACAGGCTTAAAATTAGCTAGAATGACATCAACAGATCTTAAGTTTGTACCTGGTGTTAAATTTACAGAAACCCCCGTACCAACATTAGCAATAAATCCCCCATAAACAATGAACGGACCAGCAACAAAGCTGTACTGTGTATCCGAGGAATCAGCTTTGATTGAAGGATATGTCAGCTGTATAGGTGTGCCATTGTTAGACGGTCTATAAAACAATGCTGGAATGGAACTAACAAGTTTATTATATAAAGCTATCTGTGTACTAGATGTTGTCGGATCAACTGGAGCAATTTTTACCCTCATCGTCAATACGGAATGCCTGCCTGCAATGTCATCGCTTTGATTCAAAGCAATATGGTTATCTGCAAACGCATTAGCAATAGCACGAAAGTTAGCGCGGAGCTGACCAAATGATTGAAGGATTTTATCGGTTACTGTTGGGATGTTTGGGTTAAAGCTCAAATACTCCCCCTACTCGGATATGTGCTTCCATGTTCTGCGTTTACAAATATCATAAACGGATTCTTGGGCAATACCAAATTGGTCAGCAATTTCAACATATGTCTTTTTTTCCTTACGTAATCTACGTATTTCTTTGACATTTTCTTCTTTTAACTTAGTACAATAATGCTTTCCACCTATGCTCAAACGACCTTTTAACATACAGTCGATCATATTCTCTTGACGCGTACCCAAAAACAAATGATCTGGATTAATGCATTGCCTATTGTCACAAGTGTGACACACATCCATTCCTAAAGGTATTTCTCCCTTAAAAATTATATAAGACGCTCTATGTGATCCCATAGCTCTCATCTTATAAGTAAAAGTACCATACCTTTTCTTGTTTTTTCTTCTGCATACCCAACAATCACCTTCTTTTTCGAAGGACACCATTAATCGACAATAATCAGAACATTGCCATAAGTAGTGCTTGCTAGGGAAAAATAGATCTCCGCAATTTGAGCACTCATGTTGATAGTCATTTGTTCTTGTTTTTTCCATATCCAATCTCCTGGTTTAAGAGAAAGGATATCATGTTTGTTAATTTCTGGGTAACAATAATCACCCAGATGTACCACTGTATTCAGTACCCCAAAAATAAGATGCCAATGGCCTACCAGGCTGACTAAATATCGTCGCTGCTCTTTGGCTGCTCATCTGTTTCAACGTTCTTCTCTGTGCTATAAGCAATTGCTCTTCCCATATAGGCTGTACATATGCCATTCCATCTGGGTCTGGAAAATCTGTATAGATCAATCTTGCTGCACCTGCACACAGAAAAAGATACCACTCATCAAGTTCAGGAGCGGCATTGTCTTGAATTAATTGGGTTGGCTGCTGGCTAATCTGGAATTCCACCTGATATACTTGCATAGGCACCGGCCGGAAAGTGATCTGCTGGTTGTAGAAGATAACATCCGTTGGTCTTGAAGCCTGGTATGGTACAACACTTGCATATATGGTGGCTTCCGCAGGGATAACGCCGCTAAATGGAGCAAAATGATAATCCCCCGTTAGATAGTTAACTTCCCCAACAACATTTCCTTGATCGTCTACGAGGTTACCTACATTAGAATTTGGCTGAGGAATATCGCTGCAAGTATAAGTGAACGCACTCAAAGCGCTATTCGGGTCATTGACCATTGCCGATATAATTACAGCTGCTTCCGTAACGTTCCCAAAGATATCTAATTGCGCACGCAAGAACGGAAAAGGAGGAATAGTCCCAGTATAATCAATACCTTCTGCGTTACCGCCTGTATTTATTATCTGATTTACCGTTAACTTTGGCCATCGGTTGTAAAACGTCGTTTTGTCCTGGAAATATCTAAGGATATAGCCTTGACAATATACAGGAGGCATAATCGTAATGTTACCAGGAGATGCAAGCGTTTGACCTCCTGTGACTGGATTTGTCGGGTTTTCCTCAAAAGGAAAGTCGTAGGTATCCACATTTGGGGTTGTGAGGAATACATAAGGTTTTGTCAGTTTGCTGTTTTTAAACTGTTGGGGGAATTGCAATGTGTAAAACAGATTGATGTAATTATCAATTTGACTGTCTTGCATCTGCTGAGCTGTATATCTGGCTGTCATGCGCCTGACAGTATCTCTCATCATTTGAAGACTAACAATCTGTGCCATAGATAATACCTTACCCTGTTTCTATGCCATTAATCGGATTGGTTGGCATCCCATTATTATAGATAACACCTTCAAAACTGTTTTGATTGCCTTCTGGTAATGGCTTAGGGGGTAAATAAGGCCCGCTTGAATTAGGTATAACCGAAGGTGGCGTAAATGCTGATGGTAATGGCGAAGGGTATGAAAAGCTAGAGAAATTCGTTGAATCTATATCTATTGTTAGGGTGTCATCTGTTAAAGCTAAAACCTGAGCATTCCGATAGTTTAATTCCACCATTCCAAATGAAGGCGGAATAAGAAAACATACCATCATCCCTGCTACATATCCGTGATTCCTGACTGTTGTCACTACCATCGGATAGGCGTTAGTGATAGATTCAATCGTTTGCACAATCAAGTTCTCTCTGATTTGAACCTGGGAATAGCCAGGGTAATACATAACACTGCTCATGTAAATTCCATGTAAATTCCATGTAAATCCTATGTAAAGCCGCTTTACATCAAAATCCGATCGGCACAAAGGCGTATTTTTTATTACTAGTATCCACTTCATTAATGGCACTCTGAGGCTTGCTTGGGTCTTGTTCTGTTTGACCTTGCTTGAAATGAGGAGTGTAATAATGCTCATTGATCTGATCTGCAAATCCTCTAGGATTTTACCATCTTCAAATGGATACCACTTAACAGGATCATTAGCATGCTTAAGATACGTTAGCTTTTCCTCTTTCTTGCCTGGAGAACGTCGATTGATAAATCTACCAGTCACCATTTCGCTATCGTATACTCTTTGAGCCTCAATCTTTTCTCTCGCAGCATCTTTAGCATCCGTGCGAGCTATCTGCTTTGCAACAAGGCCTTTTTCCTGTTCATCCAGTTCGCGACGAGCATTAACTTGCTGTATTTGTTGTTTGTTTTCTTCAATTTCAAGTTTTGTTTTCTGTAATTCGGAACGGGCTAAATCTAATTCAGTTTGCAGACTTTCCAACTCTTGCTCATCGGACATAAGAACCTCTTGTTTTTCTTCTATATGTACAGTTTTAATTTTTTTATGTCTTGCCATATTTCCTCAAATAAAAGGATGAAGACAAAACTGTCTCCATCCTTTCCGTTAATTACATAACGAACTTCTGGTCCATTGTATACGCTTCCCAGTACCAAGCATCAGCCGTTGAGCCGATGATGCCGCCTGTCGTAGCTGACGACGTGCCATCCCCTGTACCAATAAGGATGCCATTCTGTCCTAGATTTTGCGTTGCAAAACTAAGGACGTTTTGATTACCGTACGGAAGGGGCGTTGGCTGGATTCCCAGCAAGGAATTTGTATTACCCTCCCCCTGAGGTATCATCACAGGCAAACTAATTGGATAGAATCCAGTCCCAGGCCATTCAAAAGCGGTAAATGCAGTGCTATCGACATTAGCAAACGTTACTGTTTGAGTGCCTATAGCATTATTTACCGCTGAGATAGTAGCCTCAAACACAACCCCGTTACCCGTTGAGTTAAGCTCACCCATTCCATACCCATTAACAGCGCCAGCAGATGGCAATTGCGGGATCTGGAAACGAACGACATCGCCCACGTGGTAATTTTGCTGTACAAGAGTCGTCACTACCATTGGATTAGCTTGAGTAATGGCTGCAATTGCCCTGATCTCTGGGTAGTAAAGTGAAGAAGGAGGTAGCGCGTTGCTACCAATTTTTCTCACAAAACCAACAGAAGTCAAAGAATTGCTGGAATCAAGCAATGTAGTGAACTGAGTAGTTGAACCTACTGCCGTTACTGTCATTGCCAATCCGCCAATCTCAGGGGAAGTGGTCATCCCGTAGATCCTGACAATATCGCCAACTTTAAACCCGTGAGCAGAACCCGTCACAAAGACAGTTGTTGTGCCGGGAGTAAAACTAGAAACTGCAATTGCAGGGCCAAGCGTGCGGTTTGCTGCGTCAATGTATGTGAATCCATTGATAGCCGCGATACCGTTGCTTAGAGGTGCTAAAATACCTGATACTGTGCCTTGTTGTTTAATCCAAGCAGTACCCGCCGACGTCACACCAGCAATATAATCGGCTTGCACAATCCTATCGGATGTCAAAGAACCAGAAACACCCAATGCAGTCACACCAGATCTAGTCAGATTATACAGACTAAAACGATCCACACCCTGAACTAAGGGAATAAATTTAGGAGTAGAGGCTACATTAACAAATGTACCTGAAGTAATTTGTGGCATACTTTCCTCCTTATAGTGCTACTGCAAGTGTGCAGCGTAGATTCAGGATCCAAGATGTATTCGTGATGTTAAACACCTGTGCCATCTTCCAACCAGCAGTCTGATAAAGACGCAGGCGTGGAGACGCAATCTCAGGCGGTGCATAGATAAACTGTGCACTATAGCCATCAAGATCAACCATGTCATATGACTCCTGACCGGGAATGAAGATATTATAAATATCCGCACCCATAGCAGAAGCATTCGGCGTAATCGAACCCACTGAAGACAGTAGGAAACGAATATTACGCACTGTACCCCATTCAGCTTGCAGCAAGTTGGCAGTATTTGAGTACTGAGCAACGTTCTGGAAGCCTGTCATTTGGTCTAAGTCAGCCGACAAGTTCGTATGGGTTAAACCAAAGAAGCATGTACGGACTGGGGCTGTACCAAACTTATCTTCACCTTCAATCAAGTCCATGATGAACTGAGCGTTGGCAGTTCTAAGCAAACGAACCGCTTTCGAGCAATCCAATGGGCTGATGTTTGTTGGGTTGTCTCCGTTTGTACCTGATGTACAGTTAATCGGAGGTGCCAAATTCTGTTACTTTCGGTTCCCAAACCTACTGACCAAACATACGATTTTATCGTACATTTGGCGGATCAAGCACTTCGACTCAATCTCCAAGCCTTTATTTATTCGCTTGGTTCAGACTATCGCTTACGCTAGTTGTCGGATCACACCAATTCAAAACATCTGGTAATGTCCCTTTATATTCTTTAGCGCCCTCTGGACTTAGTCGTTCAGGCTGATTACAACTATCGCATATGAAGGGATAGATCTTTTCATCACAAAAAGATCCTAACTTGCATTTTTCACAAAACAAAGCGTATGTCATAATCTTGCCCCTTGTTAACCTGTGCTTATGCAGCCTTCAGGCACTCCAAGTCAATCACCAAAGGTTTATAGGGAGCACACATTTTACCCCCTTCCATCATACTACGAGCCAATTGGTCTTCAGTTTCTCTACTATCTGTTACTTTTTTGACCTAGTTTCCTAGGCGGTAGGTCTTGTTATTCCCTACTCCAAATCTTTCGAAATGGTACGGACTATCGCATAAAATGCCGTTTAAGGCATATTTCAAACCGCTTAGTCTCTGCGGGTCTTGACTTATTTTCCGTTTCTCTGTAACATGTTTACCATGAATAGAAAACAACAACTCATTTATCTTGCTGGTTATATTGATGGCGATGGGTGCTTTAGAGCAAATATCACCACTCAGAAACAAGGCGCAATAGTTTACGAAAGATCTATTACGATCACTTCCGTTAAAGAAGAACCCATCCTTTTCTTTGAGAATCTTGTAGGAGGCTTTGTTTCTACCGATCATAAAGAAGGGAATAGAAGAAGAATCTACGTCTGGACAGTCAAGAACAAAGACGCTCTTTCTACTTCTAGAGAAATTCTTCCATTTCTTGTTATGAAACAAGAATTGTGCAAGTTTTTCATAAAATACTGCGAAACTATCTTTCCTAAGAAGACCAAAAAACTTCACATATCCATTCTGGAAGCAAGAAATTCTCTCCTTAAGCAAATTAAGAATGAAATCCATTCTGTCGGACTTATTGAGAAAAATCTTATTGAAGACATCAAAAACAAAGGGAAGATCAAAGAGCCTACTGAAGAGGATTTCATTTATCTTGCCGGTATGATTGATGCTGAGGGATGTTTCCGAGTTAGTAAACGATTTAGAAAATCTACTAACATTTGGATATATAACACTTGTTTGGAAATAGGAAATACTCGAATAGGAATCATTAAATGGCTTTACGAACGATTTGGCGGTAGTCTTACATACATTCATTCTAGAGGAATGAATAAAAAAAATTCCGCCACATGGTCTTGCCACTCTCAAATTCTTTATCCTATTCTTATAAAAGTTGTTGATTATCTGATAAACAAAAGAGAAGTTTGCAATGAACTTATAAAATTTCAAGGTACAATCCTCAAAAATGGCGGGGATAGGCATTCTGCTTCTCATAGAGAAACATACAAGGCTATCTGCCAAGAAAGAGAATTGATAGTTGAGAGGATTCATAAGCTCAATCAAAAAGGTTTATAATTCAAGTTCCCTCTGGTTGCCATGGGCTATGCAGCCTTTAGGTTTTCCAAGGTATTCAGGTTTGATTTAAAGTCCCCTAGTATGTCAAGGGACTGTCCAAGTACGCTCACAGCACTGTTGAGGACCGGATCCTCATTTATGAGCATTACTTGCTCTTGTAATATAATATAAGTCCCATACCAGTCAATCCTAGCATCGATATCTACGCTTTGTTACTCCCTTTCGGGGGCTTAGTCATTTCTGCTAAGCTCTCGGATTTTATATATAGTCCGAGGTCGGAACATCACATCCCTTTCGGGTCTTTGGGTTTGTTCTCTCAGGCTGCAAGAGCGTAATGCTCGGCTTGCCCCTTGTTACCCTCATTGAGGGCGTTCAAGACGATTACCAAAGATTTATACTGCGCCAGAAACGCAGTCAGCTGTTGAGCTGCTGGGTCTACGATACCGTTGCCTAGTGGAACAGGTGCTGTAAGTAGATTCTGATAGCGTCTGCGTCTCAGAATATCGCCAGCCTGCTGATCCATCGTAATGGGATACTGTTCTGTTACTTGTTGACCAAGGCACTTGTTAAGTAATTTTGCATTTCTGTACTCGACAAATGTTAATTCTTGGCGGAGGGTCTTGTTATTCCCCTCTCCCTGACTTTATTTATTCTCAGGGATCAGACTATCACATACGTCAAATGTAAAGTATGGCTCCATTCCTTCTTCATATCCGATAGGTAGCGTTACATTACATTCTTCGCCCTCAGGGTTTAGTCGTTCAGGCTGATGTGAATTAATCAGAACTTGTTTTTTCCATTCACGAAAAGTTTCATCATGTTCTCTTTTCATACATTCTTTTACAAATTCATCTGTTTCCATATCTTGCCCCTTGTTACCCTGTCGGGCTTTCAAGTCAATTACCCAAGGTTTTAAATGGGCTATCTCATTAACCCATCGTTGTATGAATCAAATCAGGCATAGGTCTAGCCAGTAGCTTCATCGATAATTGCTGCTGTACAGCCGGAGGAAGTATACTGGTTGTAGTTGGGCCTGCTGCCATTGTCTAAACTCCATGTTTAGACGAAGACTATCTGCGAGCTGCTGCTTGTGTTTCACGCCAGAGGGCTTCACGCTGCTGACGAGTCATTGATGCGTTAGATATCTTAGCTGCGGTCTGTACGGCTTCGGAGCGCACCCCGATGCTTCCAGTTCTAGGCTTAGATTCTTTCTCATCAACTCGCTGCTGCTCCTGAGAGATTGGTGATGGCTTTTTTTTAGCCAGATCAGCTTGATAAGCTGCGCTTTTCTTTATGAGATTATACACCTTTCTCAAAGGATTTTTCGCACTCTGTACAGCTTCAAGATTGTCTTCGTCACTTTTGATATATTTTTCAATATTCTCAGCCGTGACGACCTCTTTGAAGTCAGGGAATTCTACAGCAGTCTTAAGAGTTTGAAGTTCGACTTCCTTTTGCTGGAGCTGCGTTTCGTATGCGGACAATTTCTTGTTTATCGCACCAAAAGCTTTTGACAAGTGTTTCCCATCAGGAAATTCTTCTTGTTCCAGCTGTCTGAAATCGTATTCTTCTTCAACTTGCTTTT